ACACGAGCCACCCGAGCAAGCTCCAGTTGATTCCAATCGAGTTGGATGTTGTGAATGGCATGGTGGACTGGGATTGCCTGTTAGATTTGGAAGCCAGGCATGTCAACGGCGAAGTGTTTGATCTTAGACACAACGCATCACCGACAGGAGAGGACCACCATCGATGTAACTATTGTTTGCGGTTTGTGGTGCGGCTCAGTGGAGCGCATCACGTGGATCGGAGATCCAGGCCTTGCTATGAGTGTTATGGACTTGACACACCGGCATGGTACATACTCGAAGACAAGAGATCATCTTTGGTCGCACCCGACCCATATGACGAGGATGAGTTGCTTCCGAGGAGGCCTCATGGTTCGCCACAAAACATTTATACCTCCGACGACGAAGAGGAAATAACAATTACACATAAACACATGCGTCAACTCCAACCGCGGGGACCCCTCGTCAAGGTCGCTACCCACCCTACATCTACACCCACAGTTAAATTACCATTAATTCCAACCATTCAAATGCCACAACCAACTAATGAATTGCCCTCGGCCCCTAGTCAAACCGAGGCTGTTCTAGAACCTGTGATCCTGGATCCACCAGCTCAATCACAGCCAGCTCAGAGTGAGCCGCCTGCTGTTTCGTCCTCACCAGTCGAGATTTCAGAGGAACTGCCAGAAGTGGCGCCCATCGAACCAGTTTTCATTGACGCAGTCCTACCTCCTGCTCCCGTGGAAACTGTTGTTGACATTTTCGAACCAGGGGTGGTTGAGGATGTTGTTCCTGAAGATGGGGGACCCGCGTCAAATAATATACAGAATTTCATGCTTATGACTATATACAACCCTGTGTTCAGGAGTGCATTGAAATTGCTGTCGGGTTTAAACAAAAAAATGAAGCGAGTGATGATGTGGTTTGTATTGCTGGTGCAACTGCTGGCTTTCCCGCCCTCATGGTTTTGTGCTTTTGTCCTTTTTATTATCTTCTATCTCATGCTTATCCCCTATTCAGTGTACGGGTTTTTGTTCTCTAACAAACCTGTTGTCAAATCCCTGTTGACATTTGAAACAAAAGCGGAGCCGGTCACGCCGAGGCCGTATTTGAGCTACTATATCGCAATTCAGCTCGTACTGCCTGTTACGGTTTTGTGGTTCGGTTTCGACATGCTTCTTTGGCCGACTCTGTGCATTATGCTTTCCGCCCTTTTGGAAAGCGCGTTCGGCACGGTGTTTGGCTATGCCTCAGGGATGGCAGTTTTCCAGCTGGAAAACATTCTGTGCTTTATCTACCTGTTTTTCACGGCGAAATTGTTCGGGAAACTGACCACGGGTTTTTCCTGCAGTCGGAGATACCGAATCGTCGATCCGGATGAACAACCGGGTAAGGGAAACAGGCCGAAAAAAGCCTCATTTGGGAAAGTGGAGTACACCATGGATATCAAAGACATGGTGGTGACGGAAGTGTATAGTTTTTCAATTGATTGTCTGGCTATAAGCTATGATTTTTTCGCAGTCGACCTTAAGGAACGTAAGATTTGCGGCACGGCCTTTCTTGACGAGGCAGCTGTAAATACAGGCAGACTGACGAGGAATGAGCTGAAAAGCAGTGTTCAAAAATCTATTGAGAAGGCTGGGTACATCGAATGGGACAGGGAATACATGGCGAAACACTCCGTGATGAGAAATACCGTTGAAGCGATTGTTGCGTACAACGACTCTCACGATGTTGAGGACGTCAAAAACCCATTGTCAAAACTCAATTTTATCCTAATGGGCGCCAGCCATATGCGCCCGTGGTGGACGGTGGGCCGGGTCAATCAGGTGATATGCTTTTTCTCCATGTTGTCGATTGGGTTCGGTTTTATTTTTATGGCAATCAAATTCGTTGCGTTCGTCCAAACTCTTTTTGCTCTTGCCGGCTCCCTTCTGGGTCTTGCCGGGTCCTTTTTGGGCATGAGTGCGGCCCTCATCAAAAGCGTCAATTTTCCTCCTGTTGCGGTTGCATATGATATGAACCCGGAAACCTACCCCCCTGTGGGCTCTTTTGGTTACCGGGTTTATGATGACATTGCTGGCCGCTGGGATGAAGATCATGACGAGTGGCTGCCCATGAAGACTAATGAGGTTGGCGATAACAAGGATTTGCGGATTTATCAGGACATCAAGGTCGCGGACCCGCGAACCATTTCACGGAAAGTAATGGGGTGCTTTGCCCCTTGGACAATTCCCGGCATTTGCATGCCGGAGGTCGATGGCAACTGCCCTCTGACGTTCTTTCTTGGGCTTATTCATCGTGGAGCGGGTAAAACCCCCACGCCGGATCAGGCAGTCCTGGATTCAAAGAAAGAATATGTTGTCGAAATACTTGAATCAATGGTTCCGCCGGCGAGTGAGGATGAGGTACTTGATGTTGAGGAAGCCCTTGCTGGGACTAGCTATACGGAGGCTAGAAAAGAAACGATCCGAGGGTGGGAAGACGACGCGATCGAGTTTGATGAGGCTGCTGTGAAAACAACTGCTTCGTTTGGCAAGAAAGAGAAGTCCAAGACACCCGACAAACATGGGCGTACCATTCATGGGGCGCATGAGATCACGTGGGCAGGAGGTATTTTCGGTAGTTTGGGTCGGTTTGTCAAGACCCTGGAGCATGTGGTTTATGCGAGCATTCCCGCGAACATAAAACAGATGAAACCAGAAGAACAGAACGAAAAGATTTCCAACCTGGGTCCGGGCTCTAAGACGGCAAACGACTTCTCTTCCTATGAAGCCTCCTTTTCCCGGGAGGTCCAGGAGTCGGCCCAGTTTGTTGCGTATGACCACTATTATCAAAACACGAGCTATGCGGAAAGTGTTCCGAAACACGCACGGACCATGCTCGGAGGCCAAAATACCCTGAAAACGAAATTCGGAAACGGAAGCATCAAAAACCTGAAATGTTCAGGAGACTTTGACACGTCTTTCTCGAACTGGTTCGACAATTTTTGCACGATTTGCCACATTTTTATGGTGAAATTCCAAGTGCATTGGACTGATTGTATGGACTGGATCTTGTGCGAGGGAGACGACAACATCACTGATGATCACGGTTTCGAATTGACTAATTTGGACTTCGAAAAATATGGAATGACGGCGAAAGTTGAGGGACCGGGTGAGGGTTTGTACATGGAACTGGAAGATGCAGGGTTCTGTCAGAAGCATATCAACCCTATTACAGGCACACAATTTGGCGATCCCATAAGGTATTTGGGAAAAACTGTTGACATACCAATTGAATATATCGATGCTAGGATGAGCAAGAAATTGGGTATGATGAAAGCCAAGTCGATGAGCACCCTTGCGACCATGCAGGATGCGCCTGTCATCTCGGAGTACGCGTGGCGCTTGTTGGAATTTACGGAGGGAATTTATGTTAGCGAGAAGATGCGGAAAAAAGCAGCCAAGTGGGGCGCACCAATACTCTCCTTCTCGAACTTCAGGAAGCCAGTCATCAAGCACGCGGATAGGCTGGCGGTTTCGGAGGTTTTCGGGTTTACTTTAACCCAGCAGGCTGAGTTCACTCAGGCATTGTTGGACTGGAAGGGAGGACCGTTGGTTTTGCCGTTGGGGTGGTTCCCTGACGTCTGGGTTCGGTATTACGACGAGTACGCGACTCATGAGAAGGAGTCGGATTACCAAGGATGGGGCAATCCGGGCTTCTATGATTACTTCGTTGGCCGCCTGTCTCAGGTGACTAAGTGAAGGTTTTAATGGACTTGTGCAGGGGCCGATGCACTTGTTCTCACGAAATGGCCGTTGAGCTGACTACTTAACGTTTCCGCTG